TAATATCTAGCCGTTGGAATACCTTCTTTTCCACCAAATCCCATCTGGAAGCAAAGCTTTCCACCATCTTTAAGAACACGGTAAGCTTCTTTAAGAATGTTAAATCTAACATCGTGAACACAAATATGCTGGAAACAAATTACTGCAAACATTACATCATAAACATCATCTTCAATCATTGATAGATTATCTCCAGATGTTACATACAGGTTTGGAATTTCTATATTATTATGCTGTAAATTAACTTTAGCCTTTTCTACGTTAACATCTGAAATGTCTACTCCATCAATTCTTTCAAACTTGCTATTAAATTTTACAATGTTTCTTCCTGGACCACATCCATAATCTAGTGCTACTAAGCCAGAAGTGTCAAAATCTTTAAAAAGAAACTCATCATAATCTTTCCAATTATTGTGAGCATCATATGATCCAACTACTGGATCTCTAAAATCTAAAGACCACTTAGCAGCATATTCATCATAGTAATCATTTTGCATTTTTAAATAGTCTTTCTTACCTTTTGCCATTATATCTCCTTGTGATTTTCTAAAAAGTAATTTAAATCTTCTGGTGTTCCAATACCCCACATTTTATCAATCATCTTTAGCCTAATATTTTTGCCATCTTCGATTGCTTCATTGAATACTGGACACACATAAAATTCATTATTTGTTCTAACATTCTTTTCTATCATTTGCTTTGCATATTTAACATAGTCTGAGCCATGCTTCCAAAAATAAATTCCTACCGTTGCATTATCAGAAATTGGATTTTTTTCTGCAACCTCAGATACAAAACCATCTTCACCAATCTTAGCAAAAGACCACTTAGGATGCGTTGCTTTAAATGATAAAATTCCACCATCAGATTTACTTGCAGTAAATTCATAAAGTGCTTCATTAGAATCCCACTCAACATACTGATCTGAATTAGCCATTAAAAGTGGCTTGTCACTATCAATTAAATGCTCTGCAAGAAGTGTTGTACATGCTGCACCTTCAGTCATTCCATCAACAACAACTATGTCACAATCTGGTGCAATTAGATTTAGTAATTGTTTTAGGTTGTACTTTTCATAATGTTCTTTTTGTACTAAAAAAATATAGTGAGCATCAATGTTAATATTTTCTACAACTACCTGGATCATAGGCTTACCATTAACTTCAATTAGTGGTTTTGGAAATGTGTATCCAGCCTGTGCAAACCTTGAACCTGCACCAGCCATTGGAATAAGAACATTCATCTCTTTATTTTTCCAAGGCACTTGTCCAGTTCTCTCTTTCTGCTCAAATTTTTTAATAAAATCTATGAACATTATATCATTTAGATCATAAGAGTCTTTAATTGGGTACAGGTTTGCCCCAGAATTAATTGCACCCTGCCTTCCAACATGAGAATCTTCAATGATAACTGTATCCTTTGGAAAAGCCCCAAGGCTTACCATACACTTCCAGTACATTTCTGGATGCGGTTTTGGATGCCAGACATCTTCGTTGCTAACTATGTAATCAACCAAGTGTAAAACATCTATTGAATGTAGTGATTTAATAATTGTTTCCCTAATACTATTAGATGCTATTGCAATCTTCCATCCATTTTCTTTTAAGTACATCATTATATTACTAGCAATGGTATTTTTTGGTAAATGTTCTAATAGTCTAAAGGTAGCCTCTTGTTTGTTTTTCCAAACCTCATCATGGCTTTCTATTGGAAGCCCCTTTTCCTGGGTAAGCATATTTAGCTTTTTTCTTGTGTTTAGACCATCGTATCTTGATAAGTGCTCTTGGTAGGATATCTTAAAATTTTCTCCAACAATTCCTAGAGCGTCATTTAAAGCTTTATAATGTAAATCTTTAGAATCTATTAAAACACCATCTAAATCAAATATAACTAATTTATTACTCATTTTTGTGGACCTGCATGTCTATGCCACTTGTTATGTCTAACAATACTTTTTCCATTACACTTCATAACATATTTATCTCTTACCCTGTAAGACCATTCAACATCTTCTTCTTCATTCCATCCACGACTTTCATCAAGTGGTTCTTCAATCATTACATAACGTTTAACCATAAAGAATCCACCAGATATGTACATATACTGTGTCTGAGACCAGTCATTATAGTTTAAAGACCAAGCTCTTCCATGACCAGGCTTGTCCCAGAGAGACCAATCCATAGGATTCCTTGCACCTGTAATAAGATACTGCGGGCAAGAACAAATTTCCCAATCAGTTCCAAACTCAACAAAGTTTTTGTACCAGTCTTTGTCAAAAATATGATAGTCATGCATTAAAACTATGTTTTCATACTTAGCTTCTTTTACAAGAACATTTTTCTTTTTAGTAATCCATCTTTCTTTAATAGATTCATCAAAGTCAATATTTCTAATATCTTTTCCGTCAATACCAGAGCTGTTTCCACCACCAACAAATAGTATTTCATATTCTGGAATATTAAGATTACGAATACTCTCTATTATCTCTTGAAGTCTTTGTTTATCTTCATAAACAGTTATGATACCAAAAGTCCACTGAATATCATTTTTCACAGGTGTTCCTTGTTAATAAAAATAGCTGCTGCTGAGAGTGGACTATTCTTGTCACCTCTTATAAAAACGTCCAATAGCTGTGCATTTTTATTTATATACTCTAATTCTTTTTTATTCCCATAATTAGAAACCCAACCATCTTTATTAAAGTTTAATACTAAATCTAATGTTGGAATTTCAGAATCTTTTAAATAATGTGATCCAGTCCAAGGAGCATGTAGGTCTTCCATTATATAAAACTTTGAAGTAGAAAATAGATATGCAAAAGAACTTTCTATCATTTCTTTTGTATGACCACCATCATCAAGAATTACATCATAAATTCCAGATATATTTTTAAAAGTTTGTTCTCTGTCTAGCTGATCAATGGTTCTAATATCTACACCAGGAATTGGGTCACACTCAAGTATGTCCCAGCCTTCTACAACACAATCAGACTTTAACCATTCTCTCCACATTTTCATAGAGTTTCCAGCCTGTACTCCAATTTCTAAAAATCTATTAACATTATCCTTATTTAAATATTTTTCATAAAAATCTAAATACATATGATAAGTTGCTTTATCAGTTTGATGCTTAACACCTATACTTTGAAGACTAGTCATTAACAAATCCTGTAGCCACAACAGTTACTAAAATTCCGTCCTCAAGATCTGGGTCTAAGACTGTGCCAAATATGATATCAGCATCTTCGTGTGCTCTATCTGTTACCAAATATGCAATCTTATTTATTTCTTGCATTTTAATTTCTCCAGAAGAGGCAATTGAAATTAATACCCCAGTAGCACCATTTAAATCAACATTAAGAATTGGGCTTGTAATTGCTTGATTTCCTGCAACTTCAGCACGATCTTCTCCAGTTGCATATCCAATACCCATAAAAGCAGATCCAGCATCTTTCATAACTCTTTTAATGTCTGCAAAGTCAATATTTATTTGACCAGGGGTTGTTATTAAATCTGATATACCTGCTACTGCCTTTAATAAAACATTATCTGCCTCTTTAAATGCATCTTGCATAGAAATATCTGTATCAAGCATAGAAATAAGATTTTCATTTGGAATAACTATAAGTGTGTCAACTTCTTTACTAAAACTATTAATTCCTTCTAAGGCATTATTCATTCTTTTCTTGCCCTCAAATGCAAATGGGGTAGTTACAACGCCCACAGTTAAAGCTCCAGCCTTTTTAGCACATCCAGCAACGATAGGTGCAGATCCAGTTCCAGTTCCGCCACCCATTCCAGCAGTTACAAAAACAACATCAGCTCCTGAGACAACTTCTGCAATTTCACTTATGCTATCTTTTGCAGAAAGTCTTCCAATATTTGGGTCTGCACCTGCACCAAGACCACGAGTTCTATCTTTTCCAATGTCAATTTTAACATCTGCTAAACTTGGCATCAATGCTTGAACATCAGTATTAATTGCAATAAATTCTACACCAGATAGTCCTTGAGAAATCATACTATCTAAAGCATTTATTCCTCCACCACCACAGCCAACAACTTTTATATCAATTAACTTATTCATAAAGACATTATACCTTAAACTACCCTATTTCTTTTCTTAAATCTGCCCACATATTTCTGGTATCTTCTATTTTAAGAATAGCATCTAGAACTGTCATTTCCATTAATTCGTCTACATCCATGCCAATTTTTTCAGCAAACTTTATCATTTTTGTAAGAAACATTATCTAAAACTATCTACTGAAATATAAAGAGATTCTGCAAAAGATGCATTCTCTACTGCAAGATCAACTATGTGAGACTTCTTACTCTTATCTCCAAGCTGCCTAGTTAGTAGGTATGACTTTAATGCGTTAGAATACTTATTAACAAACTCATCTACTGTATATAGGTTGTTTTCATAAATAATTGTTTTTTCATCTTTTACTTCTTTTTTATTTTTCATTTAACATTGTCCTAACTATTTCAAGAGCCATCGCTACTCCATGAACTGGAAGACCTTGATTGGCTCGCTCATCTTTGATATATTCTATCCTATTTTGGACAGAAAGTAAAGTATTTCTTTTAACAAAACTATTAATTGATTCTAATTCTCTTACACGATCTTTATAATAATGAATGTCGTCACACATTAAATTAAGTCTTCTGTTAGTTTTTCAAATTGTGGTAGTGGTTCTAAGTTATCAAATATTCCCATTTGATTATATGGTTCAGCAAGGTCACTTTCATCTTCATAATCATCCCATACCGCTGTATACATATCTGCATATGGGTATGCTATTCTTGATATCTTTCCAGAAATCTTTAGAGCTTTGTTTGCAATCCAGCGAACAACTGGACCCTTATCTACTTCGTGTTCTAATTTAAATTCCATGACATCCTCGTATTTTTAATAACATCTTGTAAAGAAGTTCTTGTAACAATCATTCTAATTTTATCATATAGGTTAGGAGATATCTCGTTGTAGTAAATAACTAACTTTGGTTTTGCAAACCCCATAGGACATCCTGGACTAACTTCAGCAAGTGGCTCTCCAATAACCATTGGGTCTGACTTTAATACCTTTATAGCCATATCTGCTGCCAAAGGCAAGTCTTCATTTTTTTCAACATCATCAGACATTTGTTTTTTAATAACTCTAACTATCATGCTGTTTCCTTCTTTTTCCGTCTGATCTAATTGACTTAATTCTTTTCTTTAAATACTCATCTTCATTTTGTAAATAAAAGTGTACAAAAAGTTTTTCATACTCTCTATCATCAAGCTTTCCATTTTCCTGCTCATACTCTTTTAGCATTTCTTTAACTTTTTCAATAAGAAAACTCATCGTGTACCAAATTCATTCTTGTGCTTTGTTTTTATGTGATTTATTAAATCTAATATATCTACATACATTTCTTCACACATATAACATTCGTTATATACTTCTTTTTTATCAGACATTAGAACTCCAAAGGTAAAACTATAGATGGGGTAAGCTCGCCCATCCAAGCACCAAGACAATTATAGGATATGTATTCAACTGCTTCATCATATTCCATACCATCCCTATCCATTAATATGTCTACCATTTTTTCCCAGGAATAGGAAGCAAGTGTTGGCTGACCACATCTTAAAGAAAGACCTATGAATGCTTCTTCAAATCCATCCATAACCATAATCTCTTCATCTATAAGAGATAGTGCTTGCTCAAGCTCTTCTTTATTCATTACCAACCACCAATACAGTTATTAGAGTGAGTGTGTATCCAAAAGTTTCCTTCCAAATGTTTTTTAGTTGGTGCATACAATTCTTCACCACAAGCACCACATTCGTAAGACCACTCTTCTGCAAAAAAATTATACTCAAAACCTTTATTTTTCTTATACATATCTATCCACCTGTGCTATAAAAGCCTTTTCCTTTGAACTGAATTCCTCCAACACCAAAAATTCTTTTAATGTTGCTACCGCAATCTGGACAATACTCTGGATCAGGATCATTCATACCCTTAACCAACTCTTTATTGTCCTCGCATTTTTCACATGCATATAAATATACTGGCATGAATCTACTTTACCAAACTTATTTTATTTTGTCAATTATTGAAATGCTCCCCTTTCGGGGAGCACCCAACTAAGCCCAAGGATCAGGCTCTTCAGATACTGATACTGTAGCGTTGGCAACATTTGTTGACTTGCTAAAACTACCAGTCTTAATAGACATTGACTGACCAACATCAGTAGCATCAATTTCAAAGGCATTGCCCTTTGTTCCATCTTTTCTTTGGAACTCACGATACTTTAACTTACCATGAACAATTACCTTATTACCCTTTGACAAACTTGCAGCAACATTTTCTGCTAGTGTTCGCCAACATACAACATCATAGAACGCTGTATCTCCATCTTTCCAAGATCCATCAGAATCTTGAAATCTTTCAGTACTTGCAACTCTAAGCTTTGCAAGAACCTTTCCAGCACCAAGGTCCTTTACTTCAGGATCTTTTACTAGATTTCCAACTACTGTAATTAGTGTAGCCATTTTTTCTCCTTAACCCTTATCTGGGTGTGTTATGTCAAGAATTGGATCCAGGGCTACCTGTGCTCCAAGACTCTCCAGCATTGTTTTTATTTTCGTCATATACTTTATACAACGAAGCCTTTCTGGGTCACTCATATGTCTCCAGTGACTCTCATAGAATTGTATCGCAAGGAAGTGGTTGTAGTCAACTATATCAATATAAAAATCTTTTGGTGCCTTTATTGAGTGCACAGCCTTTTTCATATTTAATGTATACATTATTCTTTTTCCATTGTTATACCAGACCAAATATCAAACCAATCAGTCTTTTCTTTATGAATGTTAAATTCTTTAGATATTTTTCCGCCCTCTAAATAAACGCCACCCCAAACACCCCACTCAGCATTACTTACACCATATGCTAAGCACTGTCTTTGAGCTGGACACTTTATACACAATAGATCTACTTTTTTTGAAACCTCTGGATTTTCTTCATATTGATCAAAGAAAAGATTTGTATCCATATTAAGGCATAAAGCTTTTTCATCAAACTTGTACATCGCCCTTCCTTAATATAGAGTCAGGTATATCCCAAACTCCACCGTTATTTTCAAACACAATTCTCTTGTGCCACTTAGAATCAACAAAGGCTGCATTCTTTTTTAAGTTAGCATCCTTATCTTCTTCGAGGAATACTACGTTCCATCCATCCCATTTTAAAGACGGATTTCCCTCTACTATTGATTCCATTTTGTGTAAATCAGATATTTTCATTAATAGATCTTTCTGTGCTAATAATTATTGTTAACAAGGTAACAATAAATTGAAATATAAAAATTAATATAAAACCTATTTGATTTGTTGCAATTCCATACCAAAGAACTGCTACCTGATGAATAATCCAAAATGCTATCATAAGGGATATGTTTAATAGACTAGTCTTGAATGTGACAGCAATAAACATTGAAATATAAAATAAAGCATAGGAAAAAAACACTATTAGTGACCAAATTGTTAAACTCATTTAATACCTAAATATTCCCATCTCAACATCTTCTTGATGTTCCATATGCGTTGCAAACTTTGACAAAGGCTCTTTTGGTAAGCTAAAGTAAGCATAGTATGTTATATATTCAATATTTTGCCTGACCCATTGTTCAGTTACTTTAGAAAAGGATACTTTAAAACCTTTTTGCTTTAGATAGCTTTCTGCTGAATTACAAAATCCTGCAGTAAAACTATTAATTTTATGTGGTCCAAGACTCCACACCTGTATTTGATTATCATTATTCGGGGTTGACAAAGCTACTGTCATTGCCCTCATAAATATTTCATAATCAGAGAACGCCTTAGTTCCCTCAACTACAATAACCATCGAAAATCCTTTTCTATTAGATACTATTATACATTTTTATGTGACGAATGTCAACTTATGTCAGCTATTTATGCTATCAATTATAGACATAAGATTATTAACTTCTTTTTCTGAAAGATCAAAAACATCAACTCTTTCAGCATTTTCATTATCAATCTTTCCGTCTTTACTTATATTACATTTATAAAGAATATTATCTACAACCCAGTAGGCATTATTGTCTTGAATTGCAACTCTAACAGTTCCCTCATCTAATATTTTAGATAATTGACTTTGCCTTGGAATTGGTTTAAAGCTTACTAAAAAGTCTTCTCCCTTTTTCTTTTCAATAAAAGAAATAATTAAAACAAATAGGTTAATGGAAAATAAATTTATTGCAATTAGACATCCAGAAATTCTTTGTAAGGGAGAAAGGTTTTTCATTATTACCTCCAATTATTTTTCAAAAAAGAATGGTGAGTCTTTCCATACTTCATCAGACTTTGAAGCTCTAGCATTTTGAATAGCTTCCCATTTTTGTGTTGACCAGGCAAACCCAGAGTCTCCACCCCAAAGTAGCCAAGCAATCTTACCATTTGATGGACGATCTGGATTGTTAAAATCCTTACCTTTTTTATCTACTTCGTGTCTTGAAAAAAATGAATACATTCTTGCAACAGTTTCTGGACTAAGGTTTGTACGATTGCTTAAGTCACGAGCACGAGCAACTCCAACTGCAGTACCACCTCTGCCAAACTTAGCTCTTAACTCCAACCCTCTTTTAGCATTATTAGCCATAGATTCTGTTGGCTTTAAATCAATATCTGAGACATCTCTTTTTTCAATATCGTAATCTTTTCTTGCAGACTTTGGCTTCCATTGATCTGGAAGAAGGTCCATTCTATTTAAAGATTCTGCTCTTCTTATAATATGATTACGAGCCCTTGCATAATTTGATGCACGACCAACAGACTGAATAGCATTTCTTAAATCTGCAACAGTAACAATTGGAAAAGAGCCATCTGGCAAAGCCATATCTCTTCGAGCAAGCATTTGTCTTTCCCTATCAGAATAATCTTTTTTGTCCATGCTGTGTTGTGGACAATTTTCATCATCACATTCTTCCATTGAATGAGCTCTTGTGTTTGGAACATCGTCATTTCCAATAACATCATCATGGTGTGATTTTGAAGTTGAAACTCTAAGAGTCTCTACTCTGTGACCAACCAAAGTATCCGTTGGCTTTCCATCCCTATAAATTCTAATAAGTGCTGCTGGATTATCTGGGGTTCCAGTAATTGTAAAATCAGAATTTGGAACATTAATAGAACCACTTCTTACTACTCTGACTACTTTTCCTCTAGCAGTTCCACTGCTAGAATTCCAAGAAACCATTTGACCAACTCTTACTGAATCAGCTTTTGACATTTCAGGAATCATTTCTTCAAACTCTTCTCCAGTATTATCTTTTTCAGAATTAACATAGCCATCTGGTATTACAGCAAGTCTACAAATACCTTCTTCTTCAATTTGTTGAGCAATAATTGCACAGGCAATAGAAGATTTGTGAAGTGCACAGTTTCCACACTTTACCCCAATGGAAGCATCTTCATTATTAGCACCATCTTGATAGCCAATCCAAATACCTTCTGATTGATCTAAAGGTCCTAGCTCTTCTGTTAATTTTAACAATGAATCTGCAAAGGCTTTTTCATCTTCTGAAAGCATATTGTAAAGAGGTTCGCCTTCCCACTCTTGCTTTTTAATATCCATAACTATATTATATCTTATTTTTGATTGTATCGTTCAAGAAGTACGTCAAGAAAAAATCTTTCATCATCAGAAAAAGTAAGAATATTTTCTTTTATATACTCAACCTGTTCTGGAGTTACTCCAATAACTGTAGTTCCTTCAGTAAAAACAATGTCAATAACATCTTTCATCCATAGCTGACTAGCCATATCTCCAACAGCTTCATAGTGTGCATAATAAAGTTCTGGATAAATTTCTTTACATTTTGAAGTCACCCTATATGTAAATTGATCGGATACAGAATCATACCCCATAATTTCCATAGCACCTAACTCTATAAGATATTCAATTACTTCTGATAATTCTTGTTCAGAAATGTCATCATTATCTTCCATGGGGTAAAGACTCCTTTACAGATAGTGGGGAAACTCTAATATACATAGAATCTTTATATAAATCGTGCAAGAAGTCAACTCCAGAGTAAGAGCATCCACTACCAAGACCACCTTTAAT